AAAGTAACAAAGTTAAGAAGCTTATTAAAAACTCTTAGTTGGAGAATTGTAGGAACATTAGATACAATGGCTTTAGGATGGTATATAACAGGAGATTATTTAGTAGGCCTCAAGATAGGTACATTAGAATTATTTACTAAATTTATTCTATATTATTTTCATGAAAGAATCTGGTTACGTAGTACCTTTGGTACAAAAAACAATTAACTAATACCAACCCGCAATTGGCCGGTTATAACCATATTTAAAGAACGATTAAACATATATGCAAGTCAACAATTATATAGATTTTAATGGTAATAAACTTATAATAAAAAGAACCATTAAAGAACATCAATTAAAACCAGGATTTGACCAACAATTACTTAAAGATTGGTCAATGTCTGATACTATCTTAAAGAAGGATGGTATAATATATTGCTGTGAAACTATCAAAGATGCTGTAATAATATCTGAAGAATAATTAGGATAATTGACAAAATTTTCTTATATTATATTATAAAATAACTAATAAAAATTATATGAATAACAATGTAAGATTAGGCTATGCTTGCGTCAATATGACATTAACAAATAGACCTAAAAAGGCTGGAGGTAGAGTAACTACTTCTAGAACTGCTAGAAAGGCGACATGGTACCCAGATCGCAATTATCAATTAATAGGTGAACGTGCATTAAAAAATGCAACTGATTTATTACATTATCTACAATGGAATATTGAACATGATATAACATTGTTTAGAATAGGTTCTGAATTATTTCCATGGCATGATCATTATGAACTCAATCAATTACCTCAAATCAAAGAAATCTCTGATAGATTATATGAAGCCGGCGAATATGCTCGTAAACATGGTATGAGACTAACTACACATCCAGGGCCATTTCATGTATTAGGTTCTCCTAGGCAAGAAGTAGTAGAGAAGTCTATTATAGGATTAGAACGTCATTCAGAAATGTTTGACCTCATGGGATATAAACCATCATTTGAAAATAAGATAAATATTCATGTTGGTGGCGCATATGGAGATCATGATTCAACAGCTAAGCGTTGGATTAAGAATTGGCATAGATTATCAGATAATCTTAAATCTAGATTAGTATTAGAAAATGATGATAAAGCTTCCATGTGGTCAGTAAAAATGTTATATGATTATATACATAAAGAAATTGGAATACCAATTACATTTGACTACCACCACCATACATTCCATCCAGATGAACTCACCGAAGAACAAGCTTTGCGATTAGCAGCCACTACATGGCCAGAAAATGTTAGACAATGTTGCCATTATTCAGAAAGTAGAGCTAAAGAATATAAAGATGATAAAATTAGAAAACAAGCTCATTCAGATTATATACGAGATGAGATATGTACATATGGATTAGATTTAGATATTGTTGTAGAAGCAAAAGCAAAAGAATTAGCAGTATTAGAACATCGAAATTTATATAAACAAAAAAATAGGCCAATAATGGCCGACCAAAATATAATATATTAATTTATTATTAATATTATTATTATTATATATTTATATTATATATTTTATAAATAATTATGCATAAGCATAGTTAAACCACCTAAAAAAAAAGGAAAAGTTATGAGCGACATTAAAAATCCCCAAGCTGTCAAGAGAAATCTAGACGAAGTAGAAAACATGTTAGGAATTATTCAAGATTCTGTTAGAAGAGGAATGGCTATTGATCCTAATGATGTAATTGAACGTATGAAAACAATGCGTCAAAAAATTAAATTTGCAATAGAAAATATTAGAGACTAAATGAAAAAAAGATTATTTCCATTATTAATTGCTTTATCTGCATTAGCAGTATCTGGTAGCGCAGCATTTTATTCCGTCTTTGGGCTGAGTAAGTTGTTTGCAGGAGCTTCAACACAAGTAATTATAATGGCTGGTAGTCTAGAATTTGCAAAATTAGTTGTTGCATCTTTATTATATCAATACTGGGATACTATTAATAAATGGCTACGGTCATATCTTGCAATTGCTTGTTTTGTTTTAATGGTAATTACATCCGGTGGTATATATGGATTCCTATCTGGTGCATACCAATCAACAGCGACTCAATCTGAATTATTAGATAAGTCGTTAATGATTCTAAATCAAAAACAAGTTAGGTTTGAAGAAACAAAAGAAGACTTAAACATTGAAAAGGTAGGATTGACTAAATCAATATCAGATTTACGAATCGCATTATCAAATCCAGCTCAGGTACAATATGTAGATAAAGAATCAGGACAATTAATTACTACATCATCTAGTTCGGCAAGACGAGCATTACAATCAGAATTAAAAACTATAATTACTGAAAGAGATGATATTAATCTTAAGATAGAAGCTGTGATGGATTCTATTAATAAAACAGATATGGCATTGTTGGATAAAGAGATATCTAATGAAGCTGAAAGTGAATTAGGACCACTTAAATATTTAGCTGAGACAACTGGTTATCCTATGAATAAAGTTGTTAATTGGTTTTTGTTGTTAATTATATTTGTATTTGATCCATTAGCAATTGCTCTTGTTATAGCAGCTAACATGGCCTTTGCTCAATTAAAATCTAATACAGAAGTAAAAATGTCTGTACCTACTGGTATGGAGTTTAATAAACCTTATTCTATAGAAGACCGAGACTTAGTAGTTGATGATCTTGAAACTGATGTTAATTTAAAGACAAAAGAAACAGGCTTAGATGCATGGATTAATGTATTAGAAGAAGAAGAAAGAATGAACATCATAGGACAAAACGGAAATGATGGACTTCATTATGATCAAGAAAAAATGATTAAAAAAAATGAAGAATTATTAGCAACACCAAAAAAAGATATTTACGACGAAAAAGAAAAAATTAAAAAATCTAAAGAAAATAACCCCCGTAATACACAACATTATGGATAAAATTAATTTACATGGCAAAGAAAAAAGTTACACATAAATTTAAAACAAAAAAACAAAATAATACATTCTATATGATATGTAGAAATAGTATTGAAGATACATCATATTGGGGATGGCAATATTTATCAAAGCACCCAAGATGCAACGAATGGTCAGAAACTTCACCAAATGCAACTGCGGTGTTGTGTCATAAATGTGTTAATAAAACAGTAGGAGCTCCAGAGATTAGAGGAGGTTATAAATCGACTGGTAGAATGCGAGGATGGCAATTTATGAAAGAATTTGTTGATGCTCAAGGAAATGTATTTTATAAAGGAGTTGAGCAACCAAAATTAAAAGGAACATTAGACCCTACAAAACCTAAACCAGAAAAGAAAAAACTATCTAAATTAGAAAAATCAGAACTACGTGATAAGATATTAGAACAAATAGCCATGGTAAGAGGTAAACTAAAAACTGCTACATTTAAAAAAGATGTACATTCAGGTAATGTTAAAATGCGTAAATTAACAAGACAATTAAAAAAGTTATAATTAATTTGGTTTTACGAAATAAATTTATTATATTATACTTAATATGAGTATATATGAAGAAAGACCAAAGGTGGACAAGATAGAAGATATCAAAGATCCAAAAACAAGTGTAGGAGATTTATATGAATCATTACATAATCAATTATCAACATTAGTTGACTATCAAGATTCAGTAATATTTCTTAACGATGAAATTACAGATAATACATTAACAGATCTAATTATTCGTACAAGAAATTTATTACAGAATAGGACAGATAAAACAGCTCCAATAAATTTAATGATAAATTCGCCTGGTGGTAATGTACATGAAATGTTTGGTATTATTGATTATATCGAATCATTAGATGTTCCTGTAAATACAATATGTAGAGGTAGAGCATTTTCGGCCGCCGCAGTTATTCTAACATGTGGTACAGGAACAAGAATGATGAGTAAACGATCTACTGTAATGTTTCATCAATCATCTAGTTTTCTTGGAGGAAAGATGAGTGATATAACTGCATATTTAGATAATGTCAAAACATTAGAAGTTTCTGTTTATGAATTGTTAGCAGAAAAGACAAGCAAAGATGCAAATTGGTGGAAAGATAAAATGCGTACAGATTTATATCTAACAGCAAATGAATTGAAACAATTAGGAGTTATAGACGAAATAATATAAAATAAAAAATATGAAATTAACAGCAGAGCAGATAGTACAAAATTGGAACGACTTAATGAAAGTTATTGACGATAACTTTGAAGGTGAAAGAAAAAATAAACTTAAATCAATGTATACAGACCTAGAAGATAGGATGTGTATGCAACCTGCTTCAAGTATTGATCATTATCATAACGCATTTGAAGGTGGATATGTAGACCATGTATTGCGAGTAGTTAAATGTGCTAAACAAGTATATATGTTATGGAAAGGAATGGGATCTGATTGTGATGGATATACAATGGAAGAATTAATCTTTGTTGCATTGAACCATGATATAGGTAAGATGGGATTTCCTGGAGAAGGTAATGAAACGTATATTCCAAATGATTCTGAATGGCATAGAAAGAATATGGGAAGAATGTATAAGGTCAATCCTAACAATCAATTTACATTAGTAAATGATTTATCTATCTGGTTATTACAACATTATGGTATAGAAATTACTTGGAACGAAATGTTAGGAATTAAATTAACAGATGGTTTATATGATGAACATAATAAACCATATTTCATGTCTAGGACAGCTGATTCAAAACTAAAAACTAATTTAGGATATGTAATGCATCAAGCAGATTGTATGGCAGCAAGAATAGAATATGAAAAGTGGGCACGTGAAAATTCATCTAAGGTGTCACCTCCTAAAAGAGTTAAACGACAAGTATCAAATGCAGATGAATCAGTAGATACATCAAAATTATTCAACGACTTATTTGGAGAAAAAAAATGATAACAACAATTATTATCTTATCAGTTATATTAGCAATTTCATTATTTGTTAATATCAATCAATTAAAAAAACAAGAATCGCAATCCGATTATATAACAGACTTAGAAAATTCTAATACAGAATATTATACGTTTGTTGCACAACTAAAAACAAAAATTAATCAAGCCAACTCTGAAATTAGAAACGCAGATAGATTAGGAGCTTTTGCATCCTCAGACGAAGTAGGCACATCCTTTAAAATAATTAGTGAAGTGATGGATGACCTAAATCGTGGAGTTAACTAATGAATGAAAAAACCTTATCACCTGTAGAAGCATATTATGAATGGTTAGAGGCAGAGTTAAAAGATCTGGAAGAAAACGGACCAAGAAAACGTCGTGGTCGTAAACCAAGTAAAAAACAGTATTTTACATACATGAATGAAAAGGCTATTGTTGCTTATAATTTAGAGACATCTCAACATTTGCGTGATAAAGTATTTAAAGAACATATATATAAACCATTTGATAAATTGGTTGAAAATTTAATTCATACGTTTAAATTTTATTATTTTGATGTCCCATATGTAGATGTCAAAGCTGAAGTTGTTGCATTCCTAGTAGAAAAAATACATAAATTTACAGAAGGTAAAGGAAAGGCTTTTTCATACTTTAGTATTATTGCAAAAAATTATTTAATTATTGCAAACAATGCTAACTATGCAAAAATGAAACAAAAAGCGGAAGTTACTGTAATTGATGATCAACGAGATATAGACTTAGAAACTAGTTTATCAGATCATCAAGAATCTTTAAAAGATTTTACCAATCAATGGATTTCATTTTATGATACAAATTTAAATGCAATTTTTAGCAATCGTAAAGATATAGTTGTAGCGGATACAAT